CAAGATTAACACCAGAAAGTTTTACAGGTTCATCTGCAGGTACAGTAGATGTAGGAGACCAGATAGTAGGTATAAAATCTTTTCGTAATAAACTAATTGTATTTTGTAAAAATAGTATTTATCAACTATCAGGTTTAGATGGCACACCAGTTTTATCATCAGTAACTAAAAATATTGGTTGCATAAGTGGTAGAACTATACAGGAGATTGGTGGAGATTTAATATTTTTATCTCCAGATGGTTTAAGAACTATTGCTGGTACTGCTCGTATTGATGATATTGAATTAGGTTCTATTAGTAGAAAAATATTACCTGTATTTAGAGATGAAATTTTTCCTAACTTATCTACTATAACTTTTTCAAGTATGGTAATAAGAGAAAAAAGTCAATACAGATTATTCTATTTTAAAAATGGAACAGCAGACCCACAACAAAAAGGCATACTTGGAACATTTAAAATATCATCACAAGGTGTTCCGTTATATGAGTGGAGTCAAACTACAGGCATACCTGCTCGTGTAACACATTCAGGTTTTGATGAAAACAATGACGAAGTTTACTATCATGCAACTACAGATGGTAGAGTTTACAACCACGATACTGGAACTAGTTTTGATGGTAGTAATATCGCATGTGAGTATAAAACACCAGATTTAGATTATGGAGATTCTGGTGTTCGTAAAACTTTATATTATATTAAAACAAGTATTAGAGCAGAAGGTTCTAATGATAATTTAAAAGTTTTATGTAGATATGATTTTGATGATAATAATATTCCACAACCAGCTGAACTATCAATTGGTTCTTTAGCAAGTCCAGCAGTATTTGGTACAGCAGTATTTGCATCAGCGGTTTTTGGACAAACTTTATTTCCACAACAAAAAATAAATTTAACAGGTAGTGGATTTACAAATAACTTTAGAGTTTCTAGCAACGGAACAGGCTCTTCTTATACTGTTTCAGGATTTTACGTAGATTATATTCCAGGAGGAAGGATTTAAATATGGCGGCATACTCAAGGCAAAGCACATTTACAGACGGCGACACTATTAGTGCATCATTGTTTAACAATGAATATGATGCATTAGCAGCTGCTTTTGTCAATACATCAGGACACAAACACGATGGTACAACTGGTGAAGGTCCAGTCATAGGTTTAATAGGTGATGCTAACATTGCTACTCCTCTTAACAAAGTTTTAATTGATACAACTAATGACCATATTGAATTTTATGTAGATGTTTCTTCATCTTCAGTTCAACAAGCATACATTGCTGATGGAGTTATTGCTCCTGTTACAGATAGTGATGTTGACCTTGGTACTTCTTCTCTTTACTTTAAAAATGCATTTATTGATGCTATTACTACTACAGGTAATGTAGCAGTTGGCGGTAACTTAACTGTTACTGGAAATACAACTTTTAATGGTGGCACACAAACTTTAGGAGATGCTGCTACTGATAACGTAGTTTTTGGTGCAGATGTTAATTCTAGTATTATACCTAATACTGATAATAGTTTTGATTTAGGTTCATCTTCTCAAGAATGGAAAGATATTTATATTGATGGTGTTGCATACTTAGATGAAATTAATTTTAATGGAACAGCCATTACATCTACAGCTGCAGAACTTAATATACTTGATGGAGTTACTGCAAGTGCAGCTGACATTAATCTTATAGATGGAATAACAAACGGAACAGTAATAGCAAGTAAAGCTATTATAACAGATTCAAACAAAGATATAACTGGTGGTAGAAATATTACTATTAGTGGTGAACTTGATGCAGCTACTTTAGATATTAGTGGTGATGCAGATATAGATGGAACATTAGAAGCTGACGCAATAACAGTTAATGGTACTGCCCTATCTACGGTAATTACAGGAACAACAGTTTCTACAGTAACAGTTTCAGATAGCACAGCAAACACAAATTTCCCTGTAGTGTTTCATGATGAGTCAAATGCTTTATTAGATGACACTGGTGCTTTAAGATATAACCCAAGCACAGGCACACTTCTTGTTCCTAATTTATCTGTAGCAGGAACGACTACTACTGTAGATACAGTTACAATGAATGCAGCTAATGCTATTATATTTGAAGGTGCTACACCCGATGGAAATGAAACTACACTTAGTATTATAGACCCTACTGGTGATAGAACAATTAATCTACCAAACGTTTCAGGTACATTACCTGTATTAGCAGCTGCAAGTACAACACAAATTACATCTACACCTGAAGAATTAAATATACTAGATGGTGTTACATCAACAGCAACAGAACTAAACATATTAGATGGTGTTACATCAACAACAGCAGAACTAAATATATTAGATGGTGTAACTTCTACAGCAGCAGAATTAAACTTAGTAGATGGTATTACAGCTGGAACAGTATCAGCCTCTAAAGCAGTTATTGTAGATTCTGATAAAGATATTTCTGGTTTTAGAAATGTAACAGTAACTGGAGAACTAGATGGAGCTACACTAGATATATCTGGAGACGCTGATATTGATGGAACAACTAATTTAGATAATACAGATATAGATGGAACATTAGTAGTAGATGGTTCTAATATTTCACTTGATAGTACTTCAACTTTAAATATAGATAACTCTAATACCTCTAATGGTATTACTATTGGAACAGCTACATCAGGTGTTCCAGTATCTATTGGACACTCAACTTCTGAAACAACAATAAATGATAACTTAACTGTTACAGGAGACTTAACAGTTAGTGGTACAACAACTACAGTAAACTCAACTACTGTAAATTTAAATGACCATAATATTGTTTTAGATAGTGGAAACAGTACATCTGCCGTTATTAATGGAGGAGGTATTACTCTTGAAGGTGGTTCAGGTGATGATGCTACATTTACATATAATACTTCAGGTCCTAAGTTTGAATTAAAACTTGGTTCATCACATGAAGATTTACAAGTAGATAAACTTACAGCAGACGGTGGAGTTGTAGTAGACAACATAACAATAGACGGAACAGAAATAGATTTATCAAGTGGTTCTTTAACACTAGATGTTGCTACTGACATACATCTTGACGTTGGTGGTCAAGTCAAATTTGACAAAAATGGTACTCAATATGGAGTTATCTTTAACAGTACAAATGATTTAGGTGTTCATGTTTCACAACAAGACCAAGATTTTGTAATCTCTGGTAACGATGGTGGTTCAAGTATAACAGCCCTTACCCTTGACATGTCTGAAGCTGGTAAAGCAACATTTAATAATAATGTTGTAGTCAATGACAGAGTTCAAGGAGCAAGTAATTTAGTTTTAAACACAGTTGACTCGAATGAAAAAATCCACATGGACGCAAGTGGGTTTATGAAGTTTGAAACTGATGGCTCTGAAGCTATGAGAATAGATAGTTCTCAGCGAGTAGGTATCGGAACTTCATCACCAACTAATGCTTTATCTGTAGAAAAATCTATTACTGGTGATTTTGTGGCTGAGTTTAAACAAGGTCATTCTAATGCTGGTAATTCTTATGGAGTTAAAATAGAAGGTGGAACAAATGCTTCTGACACAGCTTTCTTAGTTGCGAGTCAAAGTGGAAGTAATTACTTTGAAATTCAAGGTGACGGTAATGTTGGTATCGGAACGACAAGTCCATCATCTACACTTCATGTAGTCGGTGATTTAAAAATAGATGATATAACAATTGATGGTTCTACTATTTCTGATGGTGGCACTTTAACAATTGACGTTGCCTCAAATCTAGAATTTGATGCTGGTGGTGGTTTATTTTCATTTAAAGATGATGGCTCTGAAGTATACAGAATTACAAACTCAAGTGGAGATATCAGTTTAAAATCTTTAACATCAGATAAAGATATTTCTATACAAGGTAACGATGGTGGCTCTGTTGTTAGTGCTGTTACTTTCGATATGTCAGACGCTGGTACAGCTACCTTTAACCACGATATTTTATTAGGTGATTCAGGTGAAATTAAACTTGGGGATTCTCAAGATTTACGAATTTATCATGATGACACACATAGTTATGTTCAAGATGATGGCTCTGGACAATTAAGAATCAAGTCAAATGGTAATGCAATTACACTTGTAACTGGTGCTGGAAATGACCTTTTGGTTAATGCAGTAGTAGGTGGAGCAGTAGAATTATATCACAATACTGCAAAAAAAGTAGAAACAACATCTAGTGGTATAGACGTAACTGGACTAGTAGAGTTTGATAGTCTTAGTGGTACTGGTTCAGTAGCTATTACAGATATAGCTGATGAAGATGATATGAGCAGTGATTCTGCTACACTATTAGCAACACAACAATCAATTAAAGCATATGCTGATACAAAAGCATCTGCAGGATTTGCAGTGGCAATGGCAATCGCATTGTAAAAAAAGGTTGACAAATATTAATAAATATGATATAATATAATAACTAAGGAGTAAACACAATGGCACAAGATTTTGAGAGACATGTATCAAGAGATATTGGCACATCTTTAACTGAGATTAGAGCTGCTGCTAATAGTGATGATGCTATTATTGGTATGCGTTTTGCTAATAAATCTTCATCAACTGTCACTGTAGATGCTACGATAAAAAACTCAGGTAACAGTACTTATATAATTAAAGGTGCTAGTATACCTCCTGCAAGTTCTTTAGAACTAATACAAGGAGGCTCTAAAGTAGTTATACAAAGTGGTGATTCTATAGAAGCTTTGTGTAGTGCAGCTAGTTCAGTAGATGTAGTTTTATCAGTAGTAGATGCAATCAGTACATAATAGGAGAATATAATGGCAAAAATAACTGGATTAGGTGGTCAAGTTTATATAGGAGCAGAACCTCCTTCTGAACAAATACCAGAACATGACTCAACAATTAATGACAATCAAACAATAGGAAGTGCAGTTCTTGCAGGACCTATAACGGTAGAAGCCGTGATAACAGTAACAGGTAACGTGGTGGTAATGTAATATGGCTAGTATAGAAATAGATGGCGTTAATGGTGTAATTAAAAGCACTGTTTCAGATTCA